TTTTTTTTTATAAAAAAAAAAAAAAAAATTTATGTTGTGCATAAATGTAATCGAAGCAGTGGCATGCTATCCCGAGAATTGATGCAACAGTTAGTGTTGCAAAAAGAGAATGATAGTAGAATAGGCCTAAGCCTATCCTTCTATCATAAGATTCCTGTTACCCGAATTAATGAAATTTGTAACAGCTCTATATCCGTTATAGACCCTTCCAATTGTATTACGAACTGAATGGAAAAAATCTATAACGTTATGTATAGAGTTAGATGGGTTATAACCGTTACCTGATATTCTTTCTATTACGGTTACAGGATTTCCCACTGGCCCTATACGGTGTGGCACCAAATCAGTATTCGTTGCTCCTGAATATTCATAATTGAAACAATATTGCAACGAATAAGATTGATTCACAGCACCTGAAATCATAACACCATAACAAGCTTCATTTAATAACGATGCGCCTAAGCCTGTGTTTGGTATCATGTTCAACATTGATAAATCCAAAGGATAATATCTTATGGTAGCTACTGAACCTTTTGAATATATCATTTGGTGAGGTGAATCTCTATAAGCATCATAATTACGATTCGCACCTATTAAAGAGTTATAGCCTTGAATTTGTCCAGACTCAGTACTGAAAGAAGCTAAACTTCTGATTTTGATCCCCCCCGAAACCAACCTCAGAATACTAGCTCCCATAATATCTGAATCCCCACTAACGAGCGCGACTGATGCACCTAATACAGTTTCATTGTGTGTGGGATCATTAAATATAGTAATAGATCCATTCGTGCATCTTGCTGCTATCCTCGCAAATCCTAAAGCATTCGTGTTAAAAGTCACTACTCCGGAAATAGCTTTGACTTGACTCGGAGTAGGAAATTGCGAAGGAATTCTAACCCCCCTATAAACAAATGGGTCATGCAATGAGTTGAGATATTCACTGTGCACAGCCCACTGGTTTCCTGAACCTGATTTCCCAGAACTATTGTTTTTATTCTGTTTCTTCTTGTTCTTCCTTTGATTCTGGTTTTGTACCATCTTCTTGTTTTTCTTGTTCTTAATCCCAGCGGTGATTTTGAGCATAATTTTATCCCCGCGGCGATCATCTTCGCCTGCATCAAAGTTAACGTTGACTTCGGGGTACATTTCCTTAACCGCAATTCGTCTGCCTGCTCTATAAATACCATTGTTTGCTCTGTGAACGCAAGCGTGATCATTATTAGGATTTGGATTGTTTACTGACCACATCCTTTCAGCTTTGTTGACTAGTGTATTCAATCGTAGCTCCAATTCATAATCTGACCAACCAAACAGTTTCGCGTATTTCCTCAAATTTTCTTGTTTCAAATTGTTTCTACGAGGGTTTGTTATTTTGTATTCGTCGTCAATGTTTGGTATTTCACTATCCAGACTTAGTTGTACTGCGTCTTCGTATTCCATCCTGGTCATAGGTGCATCAATAGGCATACAGATTCCAGTTTTTATCACTCTGCCCGGATCTCTGGAGATTACTATAGGGTTTATATTAAGAAATCTTCGCGAAAGAAAAGAATGTTTCTCTAATCCACCCACCACAAAATCTTTAGCTAATTGTCCAAGTCCCGAACAGGTGTTTTGTGTTCCCAAGATAGCTTTATACTTTACGACGTCAATTTTATTATCAAAGAAAGCTATCATGTCGTCCCCTGATGCATATAGTTTATAGTGCTTATAACCTAGAATATGACAAGCGAACATGTTATACAGTAATACCCTACTAGTATTAAATAAAGTTGTTCTAGTAGGATGTCCAGAAAATACAGTTCCATGTAGGCTACCACTTAGACCGAAACCAGTATAAAATTTAGTACCCACATCCATTAATGATTTTTCTATTTCTTTATGTGTATAAACAGGCAATTCGCTTAATTCTAAAAAGGTATTCAAATACCTGCCAAAGAAGCCATTATCTACTATTTCTAACAACTCGGTGTGTTGATGTGCATCGTGAGACGAGCCGTCATAAGACATTATATTATTGTGGCTACCGAAATATTTGTTCCCAGCTATGATTTCCGCTATTTCATCTTCATCATAACCTGAAACAAAGGAAGTTCCGAACATGAAATCTTGTTTCATCAATTTTATGAAGAATCGAGCTACATATGATCCAACAAATTTAAACTCATCACTCGGATTAAATAAACATCTAGGTCTCGCATCTTTATCGACGTGAATTTCATTTGATTTGCTGAATAAACCTAGAACTCGAGAGATTTTACCTGTATCATATAATTTATCTTTGCCATTTTGATATAATCTCCTTTTTGGCGCTTCCAAACTATCAAAGAATGCATCTAGACTATAATTTGGGGCTTCATCTATAATCCATGTTTCGATTTTATTGTGTCTTTCTGCGATGAAATTATCAACGAATGTCTTAAAATGTTCTA